AATTCTTCAAGTTTCTTAGTCATATTGTTACTTATCTTCTTTTGGAGCCCTGATGAAAAATATCGCCCTCATTTACTACCCGAAACTTTAATCCTTGTTGTTTACACCAAGCGTTGGCAGCTTCCCACTTGGCCATATTCTTTACGTATTGTTCTTGATTATATCGACTTTTTCCTACTGATTCTAGTTTAGTTTGACTTTCTGGTTTTACTTCAACAACTTCGGCATGCTTTCCTCCTGTTTTATCATTGTATACTATAAAGAAATCCGGTACATATATTGTATATTTTCCAGTTAGCGGACAACGATATGGAATTTGAATACTTTCACTGGCCCATTTTTCTACACCCGGATGTTCGTCTAACATACGCATGAATACAAATTCCCAACTACTTCGAGCCAATGGAGTTTTCTTTCCTACATACTTCGCAGGATTTTTCATTTCAAAACGACCTTGAGCAAATTTAGGCATTAGAGGACAATGTTTCTAGATTGAGAAAATTTGCTGCCGTCAGCTACTCTAAAACCCAATGTGCTAGTACTAGGTCGATTATTGTTTAGGATTTCGCCAACCAATGAACTTAATTGTAGAGAATTAAATCCCTTTAATGTATCGATGATCTGATATACTGGCATGGCATCTAATTTGGCCTGCTTAAGAACCGTGATAGCTGTTATGGTAGCAGCATCTTTGTCAAACCCTTTAGATTCAAAAAAACTAATAGTTGAATCTACGTCCGTTGATAAAAATTCTAACGGCTGTTGTCCGTATGAATCAAAAAATAGTTTAGTTAGATCTGAACTATCTGTAGATGTAGACGATGGTAAATTTGTAGCCATATTAACCTTGTGTAGGTGGTGGAATTATTTGTTTTGCTATTGCTGAAGTTCCGTCGCCTTGCGACGAAGTACTGGGGTTTTTAGGCCATACAGTACCTACAACTCCGCCTATTGTGTTAGCAATAGTCGCAGCCGCTGCTGGTGTTGTAAGAATATTAATTGCTTCTTGTTTTAGTCCTTCCTTAGAAAGACCTTTGAGATTTTTATAAGTGTTAATAGAAGCAATAGCAGTGCCTAAGAAACTGCCGGGACTATTAAACAGATTCCCGCTACCAATTGCTCCAAAAATTTGTTCTATACCGGATAGTACACCGCCTTCGCCTAAGAGTGTGGCTGTTCCGCCGCCGGCTACGCTTAAAGGACTTGGAGTTAGATCGTAGTGAAGTGTAGCAAATCCTTTTGGTGACCCTCTTGCTACTGACCCAGAAGAATATTGTACCGCTTCATAGGCTACAGTCATTGTATGATCCATACCGTCACTAGACGCATAATCACCTTGGCCGTGTTGCCACGAAGTAATCCTAGGGTTTACCAACGTATATCCGTTGAAGCGTCTTCTACTTAACGTATAGATAGAGATTGATTTTATTAACGGAGCAGTTACATTATTATCCATTCCGTATCTAAAATTTCCTACTGGAGACCCAGCAGGTCTGTATTTTGTATCGCCCCATGCTTCGGTAGGATTGGCTCGGTCTACTGAATAGTAACCATAGTAGATTGCCCAGAACGCATTAATAACTCCTGTATTGTCGTCGTGAAATGTAAATGTTACAGGGTCGTAATTTAAATTTTTATAAACTACTCTTTTTCGATTATATTGATTTTTTGTAACTTGATCAATAGTAAATTTAGGTAAGTCTGCGGTCTTTACTAATAATCCAATTTCGTCTGCGTGTTTAGCTTTAAACTGCGGCGCTCTTAATGCGCCCGGTTCTAACTCTATTCTTACATAGTAATTAAACTTATGTCTTGGAGCTAACGCATAGGTGTTATCAACAAACAATCGAGTAGCATGACGCCAATTGCCCATGTCACCTTTAGGATTTGTTGCGCCTGCTACTAGTCCGTTTCCGAAGCCAGAGAGATATCTTGTAAATTTATTTGCCATAACAATATTTATATCATAAAAAAAGCCCGGTAAAAACCGAGCTTCTTTTGTTTTTAGGTTTATTAACCTGTAGTTGTTCCGCCCTGACTTACGTCAGTTTGTCTAATTAAAGCCTCGCCTACTGAACGACCAATACCAACTGCGTTACCAATATTACCAATCTCGCCACCTTGATACTGGATAGCGTTATCGAAACGAATTGTTAATGCAAGTTGAGCAGCTTCGTTAGTACCGTAGTTTAAATCACCGTAGTCTGCGTTTTGTAGGAAACAGCCCATTACGTGGAATGTTTCTAATACGTTAGCATCTACAGCACCGTTACCACCGTCTAATACTTGAATAAGCATTTCAAACTTATAGTCAATACCAGAACGGGCACCTGCTTGTTCGTGGAAGTCGAATTGTTTCTGAATCTGTTGTCCAACTAGCTTTTGTACGTTTCCAGATGCGTCATCACGCAAGTTAACACTCATAGTTTCCCATGTGTATTTTCCTGCTAGGTATACTTTTGAATTGTATACTGGAATTTCCATTTCTTCGAATGAAACCTTTGGTCTCGAAACATCAACGACCTGTTTGGTTAATTCTGTGCTAGTTTCCACACCAAAGTTTAAAAAGATCACTCTAAAGCGATATTTTAATTTTGGCATTAGTAAACCTTGGTTGCTGTTAGCACCTGCCGGTTGTACTGAGTAATTATTTAATGATGTAATGGCCATATATGTTATGCTCCGATGTTAGTATTTATGCTCGGGATTGACCGAAGTCAACCCCTAACACTATGCTAATTAGATCTCCCCCGTATTTTTAACACGTAGTGGAATGTAGATAAACTCGACTGCCTTAACTGGCTCAATCGCTACATCAACATACAACTCGTTTCTGTCAATTCTAGAAGGAGTGTTATTTGACTCGTCGCATACTACGGCAAAGTCATAGATAGCACGTAAGCTGACTAATTCTAATAGCAAGCTCTCAACAGCACTCTTGATCTCATCACGTGTGATCTTGTCATTAGGTTCAAATACGTATGGGCGAGCTAATTTGCTCAACTGACTACGTAGGTAAACTGTTAAACGAGCAACGTTAATGCGATCTAAAGCACTTGCGTTTTTAGCACGAGTTTTCTGACCGTAGTTAACTAAACCAACACCATTGAAGAATGTAATTGGATTAACTTTAACTTCGTACAACACGTCACGCTGTCCTTCGTTCAAACTAACTTGTTGGAATTCACCAGTCAAGCTGTCGATATAACCAACTGCTGTTGCGTTAGTAATACCACCGCGTCTTGTACCTGCTGGAGCAAACCATGGGTATGAAACTTGGTCACTTAGAGCAATTGTGCGTAACATCATGTGCGATGCTGGAACTACTGCGTTTGAACCTGATAGATCTGTAGTAAATCCGTTTGGATAAAACACAGCACAGTATTCGTCATAGCTAACAATACCAGTTTCGTTGTTGTCTAGTGCGCCGTTTGCGTTAGTACCCCAATTTGTTACTGTTGTAGCATCAGATGCTAAACGGAACGGAGTATCTCCAACAACAAACGCTGTAACACCGCGATCTAAGTTTAAGTTAATCAAGTTGCTTAATAGCTCAGGGTAACCTGGGCAAGCAATTAGGTTAAAGTTACGACGCTCTTCGTCACGAATTTCTTGACTTGTGTCAACAGCACTCTTTAGAGCAGCAACAACAACTTGATGTTGCGCCTTACGTCCGAATGTACCAGAACCATCTTCTTGGTTAGCACTGGCTGTTACCCAACGATCTGTTGCGTAATCTGCCATTGATTCATCGTTGAATCTAGCATTATCCAATGTTGTATCGATGTGTCCGTTGCTGTAACGCTTAACGTTACCAGCACTTCTACGTGTGTTCCATAACAACATACCTTTTGGTGATAGTGCTGGATCTGGAGCATCTGGGTCTAAGTAGTCGCTTGTTAGTAATTCAACAATAGAAGCTGCTGTGTTACCATCTGCGCCACTTGAACCGTAGCGAGCATCGGCAAACAATACACCGTCTTCAGTTGTTTGATCTGCTTTGTCAACAATTGACCATGAAAGAGTATCGCTACTCCAACGATAAATTGTTGGGAAGTTT